TATGAAGCGTGGCTATCTAGAGGTACTTTCTCAGCCAATGCTATATGTTCTGTGGCTAGAAAGATATATTCGTTTGCTATGGAGATGGGTTATGCAGAGACTAATCCTTTTTCCACATTCAAAAGAAAGACTACGCAAGTTAGGAAAGTTGTTTGGACAAAAGAGCAAGTCAAACAGTTTCTTGACACCTCTTATTCCAAGTTTAGATGGAGAAACATAGGTCTGATCGTGCAAATGGCATACGAGTGGTGTCAAAGAGTAGGTGATATGCGAATGCTAGAGTTTCAAAACATAGATTTTGACAAACAGATACTAAATCTAGAGCAATCTAAGAGAAGGGCATTAGTTCATCTGCCAATAAGTGATTCTTTGCTAGAAATGTTACAACAACAGAGAGAAGAATTTGGTTTTCAAAAATATGTTGCACCATATCCTTATCCGTTTCAAGGTTCATACAAGCCATATTCACTTACTAGGCTTTCAAAGGTAGCTAGGGATGTAATGAATGCCTCAGAGCTTCCCAAAGAGCTACGAATAGCTGATCTAAGACGGACAGGAACTACGGAAATGGTTGAGGCTGGTGTATCTATGGGTCAAATAATGTCCGTCACAGGTCACGCAAATCCAAGCAGTGTGAAGCCTTATATGAAAAATACTTTCGCATCTGCAGAAAGTGCGTTGACAAAAAGAGAAAGCTATGGTAAAAGCATTTAACTGCCGAGGGGGTCTAATACATGAAACTACAGAAAACGATAGACTCTACTGACCTAAAAGTAGGGCAAACTAAGAGAATGAACTGCCCAGTATGCGATGGAGATAAGACTTTCACAATAACTAATGCAATGGGAAAGATAATTTGGAACTGCTACAAGGCATCTTGTAAAGTTTCAGGTGCAAAAACAGGAAACGTATCGGCAGAAACTATAGAGAAAGCTATGCTAGGGAAAAACGTCATAGACTATGACGAATTTGAACTGCCTAGTTACATCGTTTATGGTGGTCTGCGAGTTCAAGTCAAAAAATTCGCATATGACTACAAGTTAGTTCCTGGAAGTGTGCCTCTTTACTTTGACGTAAAGGAAAACAGAATAGTTTTTCTCATTCGTGATGGTAAAAAAGTTGTAGATGCGATTGGTCGTGCTACAGATAGAAGACAACCTAAATGGAAGAGATACGGAAAAAGTGATACACCCTACAGTTTTGGTAGTGGTAGTGTCGCAGTAATTGTTGAGGATTGCATAAGTGCTACGGTCATAGGTAGCCACAGAGTTCGTGGGGTAGCTTTGCTTGGCACTACATTATCTGATGCACATAGAGATTTTCTCATGCAGTTCTCAACAATCATAGTAGCCTTAGACCCCGATGCACTACGTAAAACACTTAGTATTGCTAACGAGCTACGAGCCTACAAGAATAACGTAAAAGTTCTAAAGCTAAAAGACGATCTAAAATATCGTAATGAAGAAGATATAAATAATTTACATAAACTCATAGGAGATTGATAATGGAGTTATCATTAATAAGAAGCCTAATGGACAAAGACTTTTATGACGAACATAGAGGCTCAAAGTGTCCTACTAGACTTTTTAGTAAAGACGTACAGAAGATAAAGAGAACAATAGATAATGCTATGGAGTCCTACAATAGAACAGTCACCCCAGAAGAGATAGAAGCATTGTTCTTTGCACAAAACCCATCAATCACAACTGCACAGAAAACTGCCTATAGTGGTTTGTTTGCATCTGTCAAAAGAGAACAACCTATGGGCAAGGATATCTCACAAGAAATACTATCCAAGTTATTCAGACAAGTTGTTGGAGAAGATGTGGCTAACTTAGGCTTTGAGTATGTCAATGGCACAAAGAACTCACTAGAGCCTCTTAGAAACATACTAGAAAATCACGCAGATGACTTTACACCAAACCTAAATATAGAATGGGATGACATAAGTCTTGAGTGTCTGCTTACCAAGAATGACTTAGAGACAAAGTGGTCGTTCAACATACCTACACTAGTGTCTAAACTAGAAGGAGTGAATGGTGGGCATCTGATAGAAGTGGGTGCTAGACCTAATACTGGAAAGACTTCCTTTCACGCATCACTCATAGCGAGTGAGAATGGTTTTGCTAGACAAGGAGCACTATGCATAGTCTTGTGTAACGAAGAGTCATCCTACAGAGTTGGCTCAAGGTATCTGACTGCGGCCACGGGAATGAATATGTTTCAGATAAAAGAAAACATGGCAAGAGCACAAGAACTATATGTGCCTGTAAAGAATAATATTAAGATAAAAGATGCTATGAACAAAGACATGAATTGGGTGGAGAGTGTATGTAAGACTTACAAGCCTGACGTTGTAGTCCTAGATATGGGCGATAAGTTCGTTTCTCATGGTAGCTTTGCAAGACAAGACGAAGCACTCAAAGCGAATGCTATTCATGCAAGGCAGATAGCCAAAGCACATGGGTGTGCAATGTTCTATATGTCACAGTTATCAGCAGAAGCTGAAGGTAAAGTATTACTCAATCAAGCCATGATGGAAGGCAGTCGTACAGGTAAAGCTGCAGAAGCAGACGTGATGATATTGATAGCTAAGAATCCACCCGTAGAGGGAAAGGATGAAGATGATCTACAAAGGCATCTAAACGTTGTAAAGAACAAAGTTACGGGATGGCATGGCAAGATTGTCTGCGAGTTGGACTACAAGACTGCGAGGTATCAAGCTTGAGTCAATATCCTCTTTTTAAAGATTTACCTAAACTTGAAGACCCTATTGAAGACGGAGTGGTGTGTATCAAGTGTGGTATAAGACAACCCATCTCAAAGTTTTCTGTTATGAAAGCTGGAGAGATAAAACGAACTTGTAGATCTTGTAGAAGAGGACATAGACAAGTAATACAAAAACTAAGATCAGAAAACGAGTATCCTAATCAGGACTATTCTTGTGCTATATGTAATAGAACTTTAGACGAGTTAAGTAAGTTTGGACAAATAAGATTGAAGTCATGGGTTCTTGATCACTGCCATGATACGAATACATTTCGTGGATGGATATGTCACAAGTGTAATACTGGACTTGGTGGATTCTCGGATAGTTTGACTATTTTAAAGAAAGCAGTTACATATTTAACAAAACATAGGGAGAAGTTAGATGAAACTAACGATTGACGTAGAGAATACAGTAACCAAACGAGATGATAAGATGCATCTTGATCCTTTTGAGCCTACTAACAAATTAGTCATGGTAGGTTGCCTAACAGATACAGGCAAAGAGTATCTATACAGTATGGACACAGACGAGAATGAGTTTGTCGGTGCGTTTGCAGGTGTGCAAGAGTTACTTGACCAAGCAACCATACTTATAGGTCACAACATAGCATATGACTTGATGTGGTTGTGGGAGTGTGGCTTTCAGTATGAAGGACCTGTCTTTGACACAATGTTAGCAGAGTATGTGCTACAGAGAGGTCTTAAGCAACCACTTCATCTAAAAGATTGTGCTGAAAGGTATGACCTAGAGACTAAGAAAGAGGATACTCTCAAGCAATACTTTGCCAAGGGTTATGCTACAGACGAGATACCAAGAGATGAACTATCACAGTATCTATCAGCAGATCTACACGCAACACAACAACTGTCCAATGCTCAGTTCAAAAGACTAAACAGTAGAGAAGACAGTGGACTATTAGAAGTCGTAGTGTTTACCAATCGTGTATGTTTCTGCCTTGCTAAGATATACAAGAGAGGCTTTCAAGTAGACCAAGAAGCACTTAACAAGGTGCGAGATGAGTTTAACAAAGAGAAGTCTGACATAGAAGAAAGACTAAAGGAACAAGTAAGAGAACTCATGGGAGATACTCCAATCAATCTCAACAGTCCTGAACAGATGTCCTCAATCATCTATAGTAGAAAACCTAAAGACAAAGCTATGTGGACAAACCACTTTACTAGAGGTATGAAAGACCAGGAGTATAGACAGACTGTCAAGCAACATACGGACATCTTATACAAAACACGAGCAGAGCAATGCACAGTTTGCAAGGGAGTTGGCACTATAAGAAAAACAAAGAAAGATGGCACTCCATATGTTAATGCTACCAAGTGTACTAACTGTGGTGGACACGGTTATCTTTTCATTCCTACTGATAGAGTTGCTGGACTCAAGTTTACTGCACCCAATCCTAGTTGGGTAAGTGCTCATGGATTTAGTGTTAACAAAAACAATTTAGCTATTCTACAGAACACTGCGAAGTCAAAGGGCATGGATACTGCTCACAAGTTTCTAGAAGATATACAAAGACTATCTGCACTAGATACTTACTTGTCTTCCTTTGTAGAAGGCATACAGACACACACTAAGCCTGATGGTAAGCTTCATGTTAGATTACTGCAACACAGAACCTCTACAGGCAGATTCAGTGGTGCTGATCCTAATATGCAGAATATGCCTAGAGGTGGCACGTTCCCTGTCAAGCGAGTGTTTGTATCAAGATGGGAAGGTGGTAAGATATTGGAAGCAGACTTTGCTCAGTTAGAGTTTAGAACTGCTGCTTTTCTATCACAAGATAAAACTGCAATGAAGGAGATTGAAGATGGATTTGATGTGCATAGTTATACTGCTAGTGTTATTACTGATGCTGGGGAGAAAACTTCTAGGCAAGAAGCGAAAGCACACACGTTTGCACCCTTGTACGGAGCGACAGGATTTGGGAGATCGCCTGCTCAAGCTACATATTATAAACACTTCACGAAAAAGTACAAAGAGATTGAGCTATGGCACTCCCGATTGGCTAAAGAAGTTTTAAATCATGGTGTGATAACTACACCAAGTGGTAGGGAGTTTGAGTTTCCCGATGTACAGAGATACTCAAGTGGTAAGATATCACATTTCACACAAGTAAAGAACTATCCAGTACAATCATTTGCTACTGCTGATATAGTGCCTTGTGTCTTGTTGGATATTGAGGACAAACTAAAAAATTTACAATCATGTATAGTCAATAGTGTGCATGATAGTATAGTAATTGATGTTCATCCATCAGAGGAACAACAAGTATTATCTATTATGAGAACTGTAAATAGTATTTTGAAAGAATTAATTCAAATGCAATTCAAAATAGAGTTTAATGTTCCACTAAAATTAGATATAAAGTTAGGGGATAATTGGCTTGACACTAAAGATGTTGTATGATAAAACTATAGAACTTTTAAAAGGAGAATTATGATATGAATAATGTTGTAAGTATTAATACAGATAACTACTCGGCTATGGCAAAAGCTATGGGTCTAGAGCAAGAGAGTAATAAGCCATCAAGTAATTTAGCTAGGCTAAAAGTTTCATCTTTACCTATTATGGGGGAAGAAAAAAATGCTCAAGGTAAAATTTTAAAAGCAGAAAGAGTTCCTGCTGGTTCATTTTTTCTTGAATTACCTGACGAAGATAAAGCACATTTCTATGGAGAGGGTGTTGTCATAAGACCATTTATGCAAAGATTCTCTTTAAAAAAATGGCAGAAGGATGGTGATAAAGGTTTTTTTATAAAAAGCATGATGGCAGATAATCTAAACATAGATTTAAAAGACACAAATGGTTCATTTAATTGTGGTAGACCTGCTGGTTATATTAAAGACTTCAAGAGTTTACCCGAAGATGTACAAAAACAAATAACTGCTATTGCTAGAATGAGATCTGTTTTTGGCACTGTGACTTTTAATAAAGTTATAAATAGTGATGGCACAGATTCTGATAGAGAGTTTAAAGATGTTCCTTTTATATGGGAGATTACTAGTGCTACTGCTTTCAAGATAGTTGGAGAAACATTCAAAACATTGTCAGGTATGAAAAGACTACCAGTACAACATAAAATTTCATTGACTACTAATGAAATGAAATCTCCTAAAGGAAGCTTTTTTGTTCCTAAACTCAATATAAATTATGATCAAGTGTTAACTGTTAGTGAAAAAGATCAAGAAATTTTTGGTAATTTTATTTCTTGGATAGAAAATTTTAATGAATATGTATCAACTTCGTGGGATGAAAAAACTCGCAACAAAGTATCTGAAGAAGACATGAAAGTTGTTGACGAGTTTATTGAAGTTGATGATGATGCCGAGAAGTAATAACCCCTTCAAAGTTCACAACATTAATTACCTATCCCCTAGTAGCATCAATACATATATCACTGATACTCCCATGTGGGTAGCTAGATATTTGTTTGATGCTAAATCACAAGGTGGTGCTGGTGCTATGCGAGGTATAGCTGAAGAGTTTGCACTATCTAACAAATATGAAAAAGGTTTTTTTGACTTTGATCTTTTAGATTTTAAATTTATGTCACTATGTGCAGAATCTAATATTGATTTAGGGGATGTAAAAACAATCAAAGAAAAGAAAGTCTTGAAAGACTATGGTAATATAATAGATAAAAACTTTGACTATGAATCTCTTGAGGATTACCAAGAGAAAGTTGAAGTAGAAGTTGAAGATTTACCTGTGCCAATAATGGGGTATATTGACTTCAGATTTAAAGATACTATAGTAGATCTCAAGACAACAAGTAGGATGCCTTCAAAGCCAACTGAAGCACAACATAGACAGATGGCTTTATATTCTATGGCATATCCTAAAAAGAAAGTGGAACTGTTCTTTGCTAGTCCAAAAGACTACAAAAAGTTTCCGTTAAAGAATCTGTCTGCATACAAGAAGCAGCTAAAGAAAGTAGCTTTTAGCATACAGAAGTTTTTGTCTATCAGTGATGATAAACATGAGTTAGCATCTCTTATGTATCCTAACTATGACTCTTGGATGTGGTCTAGTGATATGAAAGAGAAAGCTAAAAAAATATGGAGTTTAAAATAATGACTGATTCTAAAAAGATAGAAGACTTGCAAAAGGATATTGAGACTATGGAAAAAGAGTTAGCTGAAGCTAAGAAAACTCTTCGTGATATGAGAACTAAGGGTTTGAGAGAAGCTATGGAAGCTAAGAAGTTAGCAGATGAAGCTGTTAAAGAAGAGATGAAAGCTCTTGGTGTTTCATATTCTCATGACTCATACGAGTTCAATCCTTTTACAGGGTGGAGAAGGTTACTCTAGTGTCTCCACATAAGATACGCAGAGATGCAATAAAGCATGGGTATAGGAGTGGGTTAGAATTAAAAATCTCTATGGCTCTTGATACTATTAGATATAAATATGACTATGAGAGTATTAAGATAGAATGGGAAGACCTAGCTTACAGAACCTATACCCCTGACTTTATACTAAAAAATGGAATCATAATAGAAACTAAAGGTAGATTCTTAGCGACAGATAGACGAAAGCATTTAGCTATACAGAAACAACATCCTAATTTAGATATTAGATTTGTATTCACGAATAGTAATTCTAAATTAAGAAAAGGTGCTAAAACATCTTATGGTCAATGGTGTAATAGATATGGATTTAGATATTATGATAGAATCATACCTGAAGATTGGCTAAAAGAAAAAGGCAAAAACAAGCATCCAAAATTTATTAAATA